AATACATTCTTCTGGACTGAGAGAAACATGATCAAATTACCTTTCGCAGGTATTAAAGGTCAGACTGACTCTAGACCAGTACAGGTACAAGTACCGTGTATGGAGATGTATGGCAAGACTTGCCCAGTACTAACGGAAGTTAGACCATGGTTCAAAGACAAGAGCATGGAAGACATGGGCAGAAAATATTGGAAGAAGAAAAGTTACATTTTCCAAGGTTTTGTTACAACAAATCCGTTAGCAGAAGACTCAACACCTGAGAACCCGATCAGAAGATTTATCATCGGACCTCAGATCTTTAACATCATCAGAGGAGCATTGATGGATCCAGAGATGGAAGAAATGCCTACTGATTATGTGAAAGGGGTTGACTTCAGGGTCACTAAAACAACCAAAGGTGGTTATGCTGACTACTCAACATCAAAATGGTCAAGAAGAGAAAGAGCTCTCGAAGAAGCAGAGAGAGCCTCTATCGACAAACACGGGTTACACAACCTGGGTGACTTCAGACCAAAAGAGCCAACTGACGCAGAGGTTAAAATAATCAAAGAATTATTTGAGAAATCTGTTGAAGGTGAAGCTTATGATCTAGAGCAGTATGGACAGTACTTCAGACCGGCGGGCATGGCTTACCAAGCTAAACCTCAGGTAACAGTACCAACAGCATCGGCTCCGGCGGCAACGCCAGTGGCAGAAGCGGCTCCTACAGCGGCACCTGTTACTGAATCTGCACCAGCACCACAACCAGAGGCGGCACCAGCAGTGGTGGCTCCAGCGGGTGATAGTGCCAAGAGAGCAGAGGACATCCTGAAGCTGATCAGATCAAGACAAGCAAAATAATCTGACATTTTACCAAGGCCCTGATATTGACGTTAGGGCCTAGGTATGTTAATATATGATATACAAAGGATAAAATTATGACGAAAGTATTTGACGCAACAAAGTTTAGAAAGAGTATCACAAAATCAATCCAAGGACTAGGCATTGGATTCAGCGATCCCACAGATTGGATCAGCACAGGAAATTACGCATTGAACTACTTAATGACTGGTGATTTCAACAAGGGAATTCCATTAGGCAAGGTTACTGTATTTGCAGGAGAATCCGGAGCAGGTAAGTCTTACATAGCATCAGGAAACATTATCAAGAATGCACAGGAGCAAGGTATATTTGTTATACTTGTTGACACAGAGAATGCATTGGATGAGAAATGGTTACAGGCGTTGAAAGTAGACACATCAGAAGATAAACTTTTAAAATTAAGTATATCGATGATCGATGACGTAGCTAAAACTATTTCAGAGTTCATGAAAGGTTACAAAGAAGCACACTCGGAAGACAAAGAAGGTGCTCCAAAAGTATTATTCGTTGTTGACTCATTAGGTATGATGCTTACACCAACAGACGTTAATCAATTTGAAGCAGGCGACATGAAAGGTGACCTAGGTAGAAAACCTAAGGCATTAACAGCACTTGTAAGAAACTGTGTAAACATGTTTGGTTCATGGAATGTGGGACTTGTAGCAACTAACCATACATACGCATCACAAGACATGTTTGATCCAGATGATAAGATATCGGGTGGACAAGGATTTATCTATGCAAGTTCAATTGTGGTTGCAATGAAAAAACTTAAATTAAAAGAAGACCTTGATGGTAACAAAGTCACAGACGTGAGAGGTATTAGAGCGGCTTGTAAAGTTATGAAAACAAGATATGCCAAACCGTTTGAAGGTGTACAGGTTAAGATTCCATACGAAACAGGAATGAACCCTTACAGTGGACTTGTGGACTTGTTTGAGAAGAAAGGTATACTTGTACAAACCGGAAACAGACTGAAATACATAGACAAAGCAGGCAAGGAACACATAGACTTCAGAAAACAATGGATTGGTGATAAATTAGATATGCTAATGGCAGACTTTACAGAATCTACAGACTTTGCTGACAAGGAAGAAGTTCCAGCAGTAGAGTTATCAGAAGTAATTGAAACAAAGCCAAAAGCAAAAACTAAAAAAGCAGAACCAATTAAAGAAGAGAAATAAATGATAGACTTTGATCACGCTGACATTGAACGTTTGTGGAACTCCATTATACATTACGTCCCTGAACGACAGAGATTAGACATGGCAATTGACTTGCTCAAGAGTCTAGAGGACATTGGGGTGGATCATGAGGTACTCAAAGGATCTGCAGAACTTGATCCAAAACTAGAGGAAGCCGTTAATACCGTGTTCGAGGAAGATGAATCCGAAGACGTAGGTTACGGCGATACTGATGAATGATAAATTGGTACAACGAAGTCAGCAGGAACCTAGCTAAGATACCAGACTGTGTGGCATACTTTGACAACGAGTTGCTCGAAGCGAGGAAACAGTGCAAGATATACGGTAACCTCGAGAGAGCCAGTGCGTCACTGCCCGGCATAGTTGAAGAAAGATTCAGCCAACTGCAACAGCTTGAAGCCATACTCGAATACCTAAACATAGAATTGAGAAGACTGAGATCCAAGACCTTCAGGAAATTCCTAGAGAACTACAACAAATTATTAAGCAGTAGAGACGCAGAGAAGTACGTGGACGGAGAGGACGATGTGGTCGACATGACCAAGATCATCAACGACTTCGCACTGATAAGGAACCAATGGTTAGGTATCACCAAAGGGTTAGACCAGAAGCAATGGCAGATAACGAATATTGTCAAACTGAGAGTGGCGGGGATGGAAGATGCCGACATCAGCTAGAATCATATTAACCGACGTTGACGGAGTACTGTTGGAATGGGAACGCCATTTCACCAAGTGGATGCAACTACGATCATACTTTGACGAACACGGTATTAGGAACTACCCTTACAAGCTAATAGACACAGGACAAGACGACTACGAAATGGCCAACAGATTTGGGGTCAGCAAAGATGTGATCAGGCAAGAGATCAGAGAATTCAACAGGAGTGCATGGATGGGCACACAGAGACCAATGTTGGAATCACAGACATGGGTAAAGCTGTTACATGCCGAGGGGTGGACCTTCGTGCCAATAACATCACAGACCTCAGATAAGCCAGCACAAGAACTACGTAAGAAAAGATTAGGTGAATTGTTTGGCAAACATGTTTTCACAAATTACCACATACTGGGCACAGGCGCTGACAAAGATTCGGCATTAGCGGAGTTCCATGATACCGGACTGTATTGGGTCGAGGACAAGCCCAAGAACGCTCTAGCCGGGCTCTCTTACGGTTTAAAGCCTATATTAATAGACCACCCATACAACAGAGACTTTAATCACCCCAACATCATACGTGTAAATAATTGGAAACAGATACACGAGATACTATCCAAATGAAAATATATGTAGGTTGGGATCCAAGAGAAGACATAGCGTATCAGGTTTGTGAACACTCTATCAAGCGTAGAGATGCTGGAGCAGAAGTCATTCCATTGAAACAGAATGAGATGCGAGAGCAGGGCATCTACACCAGAGAGTTAGACAAGTTAGCCACAACAGAATTTACATTCACAAGATTCTTCGTGCCATACCTTAGCAACTACAAAGGGTGGGCGGTGTTCTGTGACTGTGACTTCCTTTGGAAGATCCCTGCAAAGGAACTGGAACAATACTTTGATGATTCCAAAGCAGTGGTCTGTGTACAACATGAGTACACACCGGAAGAAGGATCCATCAAGATGGACGCACAAGTACAAACTGCCTATCCCAGGAAGAATTGGAGCAGTATGGTGCTATGGAACTGTGCCCATCCAAAAAACAAATTGTTGACCCCGGAGTTCCTAAACAAACAGACTCCGAAGTTCCTACACAGATTCAGTTGGTTGGAAGATTCAGACATAGGTGCACTACCACACGAATATAACTGGCTAGTTGAATGGTACAAGGAACCCAAAGACGGTGTACCCAAGATACTGCACTACACAGAAGGTGGTCCGTGGTTCGATGGCTACAGGGATTGCGAATACTCAGATGATTGGAAGAAAGAAGTAATCAATCTATTCTCAGCATAATGAATTGGGAAAAACTTAAATCACAACATTATCATAAAGAACCTGTAGAATACATCTACACCCGATCTATCTTTGACCTCAAGGAGTACGATAAGCTGTACGAGAATCAGAACAATCTCATGCATGCGGTGTGGAAGGATTTTGATGAGAAGTATCGTGTTGGATTTGAATTTCTAGACGACATACGAGATATCAACAAAGACAAAGACATAATGTGCTTATGGTTCTTCAAGGAGAGGAACGACCGTAGTGCAGGCACTGACATAAAAATAGCCGGACATACTATCACATATTATCCAAATACATTCCTGATCACAGAGTCAAAGGATATAAAAATACTAGAGAAAAACGAATACATACGTAGACCAGTTGTACAATTGGATCTTAGTAGGAAAACTTATAAAAGTATAGTAGAAAGATTTCAGTAATATATCTTGTCTACTTGATCTATTCCGTTGTGTTGATCTATGATCTCACTGTGGTCGAACCCTAGAGATAACATGTAGTTGTCCATTTCTTTCTCATTGGGCATGTTTGGAAAATTAATATCCTTGTGCAAGTTTACTTCTTGTATTACGTACTTTGCCCTTTTAAAAATCCCTGGAGCACCTTGCATAATTAAGATCTCTGCACCTTGCACATCTTGTTTTATTAGATCAAATTGAGCATCATCACCTACTAGTTTGTTTAACGTCTGCATTTGCCTAACTTCATAATCTTTGAATACCCCAAACACACTTGACCCTTTCGTGTAGGTAATCTTCTTTCTATTACCTTTGTTGATCTCTCGTAGGTACATCTTGATCTCTCTGTTGGAGTCTCCCAGTACTGCTATGTGATAGTCGGGAGTGACTTCTTTCAACCTGCGTTCGTGTTTTGGTCCTGCTTCTATACAGGTGTAATTGGCATCTGGCCAGATGGGTTTTACATTTTTAGTCCAGAAACCGTTCCATGCTCCTATGTCAAGTATCCTTGTTGGCATGAACCCATGATCTGCTTTTAGTTTCTTTAGGTATTCGTACATCATACTTTGTAATACACAATGTCAGGCCAGGTCTTGATTAAAATTTTGTATCCTAGATCCTTCAAGTGATTTTCTATTTCTATGTTGCTACTGCCGTATTTTTTACTGTTGTTGTTTAGTTCTATCATGATGTACTTTACATCGGCCAGCTTTTTAGAAGCACCTTTCAGGACTTCCATCTCTAGACCCTCAACATCTATCTTGATCATGTCCGCCCCTTCTGTGTCTAATGAATCTAATTTATTAATTTTCGTATCGCCCGTTTCCAATAACACACGAGTGTTCTGTGTGGCCGACTCCTCAGATAACTTAACAAATCCGTCTTCGTTGCCAACTGCTTGGTTGTACAGTTGGACATGATTGTGTGGGGCAAGATTCTTCGCGAGGCATTCGTAGTGTAATTTGTTTGGCTCATAGCAATAGATATTTGTTGCATATTTCTGCATGGCCATGGACCATGTCCCGCACCATGCCCCAATGTCTACTATTAGATTAAATTTCTTATGTTGGTTGTCGCACCATTTGATAAACTGATTGAGACAGGTGTCTTGCATGTAGGGATATCCTTTTTCACGCCACTGCTCTATCTGTGCATCTGTAGACGGAACCCAAAGCCCGTTTGATAATTTTTCAATCTTCACAGTATTCCCTTGTCCATTAGAATCTCCACTGCCTTGCCGTTTCCAAACTCCTCAGGTGTGAACTGTTGATATGCTAGACTGTACAGCCATTCCTCACAGCCAACAAAACAAGGATCCTCGATGTCCGCAAGTTCCTGCCCGGACACTTCTTTAGCAAAGCTCTTCTCATCACATATCACAGGTATACCCATGCACTGTGCTTCCACAGCCGCGATAGAACAACTAGTGACCAGACACCAAGCATCCTTCAGATCCTCTGATAATGGAATCTCTGCTTCGCTCGGTCCCGATGTTCCCCTACCTCTTGGCTTGTGTCGTATCTTGATGGGTCTGTCTGTGTATCGTTTGATCTGTTCTACAGTTTCTTCTGTCCAGTTAGGCCTGTCGAGATAATCGTTTATTCCTGCTGAACTTGGACACACTAGAATATAGCTACCTTTGAAGTTTGGTGCTTTTATCCTCAATCCAAATTTTTCAAATCTGTCTGCGTTACACCCTTTAATATAACTTGCATGAATTTTATTTTTTGATATTCGCCAATAATGATTGTCAGGTTTTAGATTGTTGTTGTCAAATCTACCAAAGTAAGGCGTGTCTGTAAACCAAAACGGATGCTTACGTTTTTCTAACTGCTTGATCATTTGCATGTTGTTGTTCACAAATCCCCAGTACATAGAATTAGCAAGTGGCTCTGCTGTAACACCGTTGTCTAATATCTTAACCTGCTCTGGCCATGAATGTTCTATCCCGTTGAACACTTCCCAGGCCTTGCTTTTCTTATTATTATATGGTGCGTAGATTGTTAGCATCTATAAATTTCTTTAACTGTTTTGCCCACTGTTCGTGGCCTTCTGCTGACGGATGTGGATCGTTAGGACTCGCTATTAAATTTTTGTCTGTGATGAATTCAAAGTGACTTACCGTTGGATTGAAAAATCTATCCATGTTGATTGCATTCCTTATGACCTCAAAATCTCCTGTGCCATTCCCAAAGTCGTTGGGTAAAGAGTTGTACATCACGTAGGGTATTCTCTTACGTTCAAAATAATTCTGTAAATTAAAAACATTATCAAGGAAATTCATGGAAAGATTGTTTTCTATATCCCAGCCCCTGTTTTTACGTATGAAACTTACATTGTCTAATGTCTTCCAGGTCCGCCAGGTAAGATTGGTACCTGGTATACGCCCTTTCTTCCATCCATCGTCTGTTATGTAATCGTTCCTGACAGCACTGGACCAACCTATCACAGCAAAAACATCTTTGTCTTTGTTCTGTTCACACCAAACTTTGGTAGAAAAACTTATCCTAGTATTACCACGGCCTCCCATTGCTATGTTAAACAGTTCTTCATTATAATTTTCCGCTATAATCTTGCTTACGAAAGTATCAACCCCGTCCTTTGGCCTAGGTGTGAGGAAACTGCATCCATTTGAGAATAATATCATAGTAGTGTATTATAACATAATTATTAATAAAATGTCAGTAAAAAACATAAACTCCCTGAAGTATTTCCTCAATCGATGGGAAACCGTGGATCCTGAATACAACTACACTGTGCCCTATCACGAGTCGATCGATCCAAACTTCACTAGTTTACCAACTTTCGTGGCGGAGTTCCATAATTGTAAAGTACACACTTGCCCTTTGTTAGTGACAAGAGAAAATAAATTGATAACGGATCATGTCTGGAACCTGACCCACAAGAGCAGACACAAGCCACACAAGAGTCACAGGCTCTGGACTGAATGGGATGAAACTGTGGATTTAGATCTACCACCTGTCACTGAATTTTTCCATGAGACTGACACATACGTGTGGTTGCCAGTGGATGACGACAGCAAAGGGAACCCATGGCACATTTGGATTGATGTTATATCCAAGTTCAGGTTACTGGAGAAGAGATGGTCAACCAACTTCGCCAGATACTGTTTCGTGTTGGCCAACCACAGTCCGTATTTTGAAAAGGTGTGCGAAGAACTTTTCCCAAATGTCAAGATAGTTGTGATGCCAAAAGGCGAGACATGGCAGTTTAAACATCTCCTAGTGCCCAGCATGAGCAATGTCAGAGACGGTGTAACAACCCCAGCACTTGCCCCATGGTTACGACATTTCAAAGGATTGACCAACATCAAGGGAGTTAAGCCCCACAGGAAGATAGTTGTGCTGAGGCCGGGTGCCAAGTCCAGGAGGATGTTGAACTCAGACGAGTTGTTACTGAAACTGAAAGGATGGGAGACTGTTACACTCGAGAACCTGAGTATAAAGGATCAAATAAAAACATTCGCAGAAGCATCACATGTGTTGGCGGCTCATGGTGCAGGCATGGTCAATCTGTTATGGTGTCAGCCTGGAACGAAAGTCATAGAGATTCAAGATAAGAACATGCTACACAAGAAAGTGTATCCATTGCTGTCGCACAATCTAAACCTGGAACACAAACTTTACCTAGCAGATGTTGTAGAGATACCACGTGAGAAGGGAAATAAACTGCAGGGCGTGAAAAGATTCAGTGACATGATAAATTTTAAAATTAATATACCCGAAATAATGGAGCACCTAGAATGACATTATCGGTACTACAAAACAACCCGTTGCTAGTCAAAGAGCCTTATCCTCATATAGTGATAGAAAATGCTTTGCCAACAAACGTATACGAACAACTTGAGAAGGAATGGCCAAGACAACAACTGCTTGACACAGAACCTTTTGACGACGGAG